AGTGTTGACACTATTCAAATTCGTTTAACTAAGCCAGGATTTTTTACACTCGGTGAGCAACTTGAATTTGGTGAAACCGTAAGAGAACTACAAATTGTTATTTTTATGGAAGCCGGCGTTTATTACGAAGACTACCCAATTAGACTAGCCGATAACGTGTCAATTAAAGGTGACGAGTTCCGTAGAACTATTATGCGTCCACGTGATCGTATTAGTCAATCGCCTTGGAGGAAAATATTCTTCTATCGTGATGCGGTCATTGATGCGATGCAATTAGGACCAATTAATTATTCAGGAACAGATTATGCGTCTGTATCTTCAATTACATTAGGCGGTGTTAATAACATTATTACTATTAGTTTAGGCTCTGGACAAGTTCCGCAAAGTTGGATCAGTAAAGTGTTAGTTGACGATACTACTAAGGTGACTGCTACAACTACTACCCAATCAAATGGTAGAATAACTACTAGTACCAATCACGGATTTGGAGTTGGTAATCCTGTTGTGTTTAGGGGAACTACGTTTGGTAATTTAGTAGCAGGTCAAATTTACTATGTATTAGCAACTCCTACACTAACAACCTTTACATTAACTGCCAAATACAATTCTACAGAACCAGTGGCGTTAATCAACGGCAGTGGCAGTATTATTGTCATGCGAGACGATCGCCGAGGCAAGGCTGTGGTTACTAGCGTAAGCGGTAACGTTATGAACTGTGAAGTCATATATCCATTTAATGCGGCAGTTACCCTAACTACCGGTAATTGGCACATATACGATACTATCAATTACGGTAGACATTATCTAACAAATCCGTTAGACATCACCAGTGAAGCTAAAAATAACAAAGAAATTGACGTTATTTTATGTAATGATGCTGTTCGAGTAAACAATATAACATTCCAAGGGCACGGCGGATTTGCCATGGTACTTGACCCAGAAGGATCAATTAAAACTAAATCACCGTACGGACAAGTAGCAACAAGTTTTTCTCAATCAAACAATCGTAAGCGATTTGCGGGTGGCCAATTTGTTGACGGATTTACTGGACGACTATTTGGTACAATTACCAACATTGTCAACAGCGGTATTACTGTCACAGTAGTTGGCGAAACAAATAGTGGTCTTGATATACGTCCACCACAAGCACCTTGCGTGTTTTTTGTTCAAGGAAATCGTTTCCAAATCAACGATGTAGTAAGTTTTGATGCAGCTACTAAGACTGTTGTATTAACATTAGATACTGCTACACCGTACGATCCTACTAATGTTGCCAATCCAGTAGGATACAATCAAGCAACTTGCTCGCGTGACGTTGGTTTAATTTTAGATGCTGTTACCTATGATATGGTACTGGGATCTAATTTCCAAACAATTAGAGCAGGTTTATCGTATGCCCGAGCAGATGCTACTCTTGTTATAACAAACCAAAAGACGCAAACGGTAGCAGGACTTAACAAGACTAGAGATCTAGTATTGACCACTATTGTTGGTAATTCGGCAGCAACTGCCGCCGTTACCAGCAGTATGAATATTCTCAATACTATTATTGATCAAGGTATTACTGCGGCGCCGACAATTACATATCCAACTAGCGTAAATTCAACCGCAGAAGCAGTCAAATTAAAAAATAATTTACAGGCCAACAGATCGTTTGTACGAGCCGAAATTGTTGCATGGATTGCTTCTACCTACGCAATTAAAACAATTCCTGGCTACAGCGCAGTAAAATGCTCTCGAGATGTAGGGTACATGATTGATGCGTTATGCTATGATATAATGTACGGTGGCAACAGCATGACCTTTGATGCGGTACTATCTTACTATGGACGAAGTGTTGCTGGTGAAACTGGGTTTAGTCAAATTGTTGGTGAGGAAGCGGTAACGGCGGCTGCCTACGGACGTTTTAAGAGTATACTAGAACAAATTGCTGTAAACACCCCAGTTAGTAAATCACCGGGTAACATTAGTGTACAAACAATTACTGCCGGTTATATTATTTTAAACACTGATCCAGAATATACTAAAATTGGTGCTCTAGGTGATTTAATTGTTGACTACGTATTTGATGGCGTGAGCGCAACTTCAAGAAGTAATCCATCACTTTCTGGGTTGCCAAGCGGAGCAGGATCATTAATTGCAGCACAAACTACAATTATATCTGCTAAAACTTCAATTCAAGCTAGTACTATTACCTATCTAAACAACGGCGGCGGACTATTAATCAACATTGAAATGGGCGGTAACAAGTCAATGTTGGCCAACGACTTTGCTATGATTAACGATCTAGGGTACGCTGTTATTTGTACCAACGGTGGTATTTCAGAACAAGTTTCAACATTCACATATTACTGTTACACCCACTATTGGTCTAATAATGGCGGACAAATTCGTTCTGTGGGCGGGTCTAATGCGCACGGTGTGTACGGTCTACGTGCCTCAGGATATGACGTAACTGAAAAACCAGATAGTGTTACACTTGCTAACAACATGATGCAGGTAGCCCGTGTGTATAAGCAAGGTAGTTTTGCCGGAGAGATGACTCCGACTGTTGCTAAACAAGCATTGGCGGTTTACATTATTGGGTACGACTTTTCTCCTTATAATACATCAGAACTTGAAATTGACCACAGTATTATATTTGGTGGCGGTATTACTCGATACGAAGTAACAAGTGTTGAACATACTACTGTTACTATTAACGGACAGAACGTTCTTAAGATTAACCTAAGTACCGCAGGTAACAATGGTACTTCAAGTACTGGTCTTTCTTATACACTGTACGATGGGCAACAAGTAACTATTAGATCATTAACTAATATTAAGTTTACAGGTATTGACAACGTTAGACCTACTCGTCCAAGTACAGCATTACAATTCAATGACAAGTTAGCTGACATATATCGTGTTATTGCTTACAACTTAAACGAAGCAACGGGTGAAACTTTACCTGCTAATATTGCCGTCTTAGGTACAGATGCGTCATTCCAATATTATAAATTTGTAACTGATATTTTAAATATTAGTGCTCTTGACCCAGATGACGCGATCACAATAACTGGCGCAAGCGGTAACGCTACTACTGTTACTATTACATTTGCCGATCAAGGAAGTGCTCCATTTGCCGTTGGTGATAGTATTACTTTACAAGATATAGTAAACACCGGTGTTGCTACTAATTTATATAACGGTACATATGCTGTTACTGCTTGTAGCGCAACTCAAGTAGAGTTTGCCAGTACAGTGACAGCGACTTACGCTAGTGGCGGCCAGGTTGGATTGAAAACACAAGGTGCTAAGGTTGGTGACAATAAGATCTCCGTACTACAAATTAGCGTACAAGCAACAATTGATCAAATTAATAAAGGTACTTATGTAACTGGGTGGAATGGACGTATCCATACAATTTCTAGCTATACTACTCCAGCGTTTATTGCTACAGCAAGATTTGTAAGTGGCGGTAGTGTTAGTACAACTATGATAATTGATACAGTACTTGGGATCATTGAAGAAGGCGATATTATCATTAATGCCGCGTTTAGCAGTGGTCAATATGTACTAAGCGTTACTGCTCCAGTATTTCCAAGCACCTTAACAACAGTGGTATTAAGCGCAGTTGCTGATACAACAATTGTTGGTAGCTCATCAATTACATTCGGTGTACAATATACTGGATACTTGAATATTGATCCAAACCCAGTTATTAACATTGTTGGCGACGGCAGTATTATTAGTGCGTTGACATTTGTTAGTAAAACTGTTCCAGCAAGCGGTAAAAAGATTGTCACTTATAGTGTTCCTTGGACTCCAACGTCCTTGCCAATTGTTGATGCTTGGTATAATATTAGCGGGCAGACTGGTACTAGTGTATCATATAACGGATACCGTCAAGTTACCAGTGCGTTAAGTAAAACACAAATTACAGTTGGTGATACCACTGGACTAGCAGTAGGTATGGTGGTGACCAGTTCAACCACCGGCGCTTATATTTCGCCAGGCACAGTTATTCAAAGCATTGATAGTAGTACACAATTTACAATTGTACCTGCTGGTTGGATTCCTGCCGGGGCTAGTGTTAGTTCCACAGTAGTGTCGGTCCTAGATCGTATTACTATAACCAACGGTGGTAGTGGATATACTACTCCGCCTACTATTATTATTGGGCGTGGAGGTAGTATTAACGGCGCCTTTGTCAACGGCGAAACCGCTGGCGGCCTTGCTACATGTACAATCAGCGGCGGCAGTATTACTGCTGTTAGTATTGTAAGTCCTGGATACGGCTACACCTCTACTCCAATTGTTTATATTAGCGGCGGAAACGGGGTGCTTACTGCGGTGTTGTCGTCTACTGCAACAGTTACTCCTGTTGCTGTGGCAGGTGTGTCAACTAATCAAATTTCAGTTGCCTATAATAGCGATCCAGGAACATTTACCAAGGGTAACTATGCTAAATTTGTTGGGTCAATGGCAGGGTCTACTACATTAACTGTTAGCTCTTTAACTAACGGTACTATTGAAATTGGACAAACTATTGTTGGCGACGGTGTTGCTCCTGACTCGTACATTACCGCAGGATCTGGATTATCATGGACTGTAAGTCCTTCACAGACATTTGCTAGTACTGCGGTCACTGCTCAAGTGGCAGTTAACACATTTACTAGTATAACTGGTCCTGCTTCATTCACTGGCACTATCGTTGGAACTACTCTAACTGTGGTTGCTGTGGGCACTGGCACTATTGCTATTGGTCAAGGTGTAACCGGTACAGGTGTATCAGCGGGAACTTATATTACTGCTGGTTCTGGTAGTTCGTGGACCGTTAGCGTTTCACAAACTGTATCAAGTGGGATTATAACAACTACCTATGCTGTAGTATTAGGATTACGTACACAAAGTTCTGCTCCAACAGTTGGTAAGTATTTTAATATTACCAGTAACAACAATCCTTTATATAATGGATTCTATTATTGTGTAGCCAGTACTACTAGTAGCATCACATTAAGCTATCCGTATAATCCGGGTACATGGGACAGCGGAGTTGCTAGTATTACTATTACAAGTTACGATATTGTTTCAGGAACTGGACCGTATCTAGTAACATACACAATACCAACACAAACCAACTTACCGGCTGTTGGTAGTTATTGGACTGTTACTGGAAATGCTACTGATACTTACAACCGTACAGTGACCGTTAGTGCGTCAACAGACATAACAGTCACCGTTAGTTATGCTTCAGACCCTGGAGTGTACGGTGCCGGAACAACTGTATTGACTCCTGTAACTTTTATAATGAAAGAAGTTACTGCGGCATCCAGTAATTCTTTAGGTATTAGTAAACCTTTCCCAACTGACACTGCTGGAACACTGCGTTTAGGATATGCTTCCGGTGCCGCGGCACAGATTACTCAACGTATTAGTACAAACCGTGCTACGGGACATGACTTCTTAGACATCGGTACTGGTGGGTATTCAACTACTAACTACCCGTATACCATTTACGGTAATCCAGTAATAGGTCGTCAACAAGCACAAGAAATTCAAGAGGACGGTGTTGGTCGCGTATTCTACGTAACAACTGACCAAAACGGTATATTCCGTGTAGGTAAATTCTTTACTGTTGATCAAGGTACTGGTACCGTTACATTCTCGGCGTCAATTGCGTTGAGCAACTTAGACGGATTAGGATTTAAGCGCGGTGTTGTTATCTCTGAGTTCTCAACAGACTCAACTATGACCAACAACGCTAGTGAGGTTGTTCCAGTACAAAGTGCTGTTCGAGGATATATTGATAAACGACTAGGTCTTGATCACGGCGGTGGCCCAGTTCCATCATCTAACTTGATTGGACCAGGTTACCTGCCATTAAACGGCGGAACAATGAAAGGTAACCTTAACATGGCTACTTTTGGCATTGGTAACATTGCTACTCCAGTTGGAGCATTTGATGCGGCAACCAAAGGATATGTTGATGCGTTAGTTGACGCTCATGATCAATTTAGTGAATTGCGTGATGCAAACTTTACTGGTCTTGCCCAAGGAAACATTGCTGTATATGATTTAAATACAACCTTTGAAGTTGTCGGAGCAAGCGGTACCGGTGCTGTTGCTACAGTAAACTTTGCCGCGCAAGCTAGTCCACCATTTGCTGTTGGGTCAATTATTAGCATCAGTGGAATTTTAACATCAACTGGATATAATGGGGTATGGGTTGTATCCGACTGTACTGTTAACTCAGTATCATGGATTAGTTCATATACAACTATATGGGGTGGTGGTGGAACAATAGTATCACGACAATGGAAAAATATTGCTCTTCCAGCAACAAGTACAGGTAATGATGTTACTATAACTTACAACGCAGGTCCAGGTACAATTACTACAGCAATTGCCAGTGGTAAAATTACTAACACAATGGTCAATGCTAGCGCAGGAATTGTTCAAAGTAAACTATCAATGACTGCCGCAGGAACTATTGCGCCAACAAGTTTATCACCGTATAATGCTCCAAGTGTTGCGCAAGCTGATTTAGGCCTTGCGGTATTTGACAGTCAACAATTTACATCATCAAGTGGTTGGATTACTATTAAACCAAGTAGTTCAGTTAGTACAGGTGTAACTTTAAGCAGACTACAATATATTGGTGCCAAGAGTTTAGTTGGTAACTTAGGAGCTGTGGCGGCTGCGCCTACTGAAGTTACTCCGGGCAATGTAGTTACCGCAGGTGATGGTATTAAAAATGCGTCGTTTGCTGCCAACGGTGTAATGATTGCCGCATATGACGGATCAAATACCAACAACAATACTTACAGTGTCACTGCTATTACAACCAATGGTGGAAATAGCAGTATTGTTAAAACTGGCAGTGCTGGTGAAATTGATGCCAAACAGTTGAAGATCGACGGCTATAAGGTCATTGATGTAACTACCGCAACTCCAAGTGTGGATTTTTACACACCGGGCACATTTAACTTCCTAACTGCCACAGGCACTGATGGTAGCAACAGTGTAGCAACTGTCTACGGCACTATTGATGTTGCAAACGGTTCGTTAAAAACCAAGAGCTTGTATACTGGTGCTCCTGCGACTACTGGCTCAATTGTAGGTGATTGGACCGTGGGCGCGGCAAGTCAATTAAGATTTGCCACTGGCAGTAACTTAACTATATCAGATGGCACATTAACTGTATCAACTGGTTTAATTGATGTTACCGGTGGTACATTAAAGAGTACTACCCTGACAACTGGCGCTAGTAGCACACGTGGCGACATTACTGGTGCTTGGCAGCTAACTGGTACATTTGAAGCTACCTACGCTGACTTGGCTGAATTCTACGAAGGCGATCAAGAATACCAAGCAGGCACTGTGCTAGTGTTTGGTGGGGATAAAGAAGTTACAACAACTACTACAATGAACGACACACGTTCAGCAGGTGTGGTAACAACTAATCCAGCATATGTAATGAATACCGAACAAACTGGCATTAAAGTTTGTGTTGCACTTGCTGGACGTATTCCATGTCAAGTAGTTGGACGAGTTAAGAAAGGTGATATGCTAACAACTAGCGCAACTCCTGGATGTGCTGTTAAAGCAACAAATCCAACATTGGGTGCTATAATTGGCAAGGCACTAGAAGATAAAGACTACGGCGAGGCCGGAGTAATTCAAATTGCTGTAGGGAGATCATAATGACTAAACAAGTAATTAACACCGGAACCGCAGCCAATGCTAAAAATGGCGACCCGATACGTACTGCATTTGAAAAAGTAAATGCTAACTTTGATGAGCTTTATGCGACGTTAGCAGTGTCAAGTTTAACTGAACTAGCACAGGACTATGCGGCAACAATGCTAACTGGTGGAACACATAGTGGAGTTAACGTAGAGTATATCGATTCTACTAATAAATTAAATATAACAGTGACTATCGACGGCGGCACCGCTTCGACAACGTTTTAAGGACTATTAAAAATGGCAACGCAAATAAAATTAAGAAGAGATACTGCCGCAAATTGGACTACTAATAGTACTGTTGTTCTAGGCGCAGGCGAGATTGGTGTTAACTTAACATCAGGTGAGTTTAAGTTAGGTGATGGTGCTAGTACATGGGCGGCATTGACTTACTTCCAACCAGGAGCAGGCGGTGCTGGGGACAGACTAGTCAACGGTCTTAACGAAGTTGTACTCAATGCTAGCGGCGTACTGACAGATGCTGGTGGTAGTTTTATTAAAACAACAACAAATAATCTCGTCACCACAGTACTAACACAAATAGTATGGACTGCTACTGAAACTTTTATTAGCGGTGCTAAACTGACCATCCAAGTGGAAGCAGAAGAAACTGGCGGCACTGGCAATTGGGAAACACAGATGTGTGAGGCTGTCATTGCCGTAAGAGGTTGGGATAATACTAGCGTACCTGTAATATCTGTATATGGTGTAACGCACACTAGTGTAGCCCCACTGATGACATTTACCGTAGACCGCAATCCAACAACTAGTTTGATTGAAATTGTAGGAACTAGAACGGCAACCGCAACAACAACTGGCAACGCAAGTTTAAGAATATACTCGGTAGAAACCGGAACAATGGATTAAGGAATAATATAAAATGGCAAACAAACCTTTTGCAATACAAGGCTCCGACCTAACACTAGGCGGCGTGAACTTACAAGCAGGTACAACTGGAGTTGTTATTCCTGGTGTTACACAAGCGGTCAACTTCCGTGTGGAAGAAGTTGATGAGATGCCTAACATCGGAGGTCAAGACCTTGGCAGTGACGAAACTGCTGTTACTGTGATTGACAATGCTGAATACTTGTATCTTGTCGATGACGGCGACTCTCCAAGTGCTGATTATGTTTCGGCCACTTACAGTGTTGATGAACTAAACGAACTTGGCGACATTGAAGAGATTACGGTTGAAACACCAGGTTTATTTTTAGCCGCTGACAAGACTCGTGTGGAAGCAGCCAACATGTGGGCTACCACAACACCTACGCCGTTTGTGTCATTCAACACGGCCAACTGGACACAGATTCCTTTCCGTCCTAAAATGCGAGCAGGTGAGGTTGAGAATGTTGGTGGTGGCGATAAATTGGTCAACGGTTCCTTTGAAGTAGTATTAGATTCTAGCGGAAACTTAACCGCAGATGGCGACATTAAAACAGGCGTTGACGGTGGTAGATTTATACAAGACTGTGACGATGGCACAACTTCAATGCGTTGGATCAATGTAGAGGTTGAAAGCGAAAGCACACAACTTATTCGAGCCTACAGTGGTGATCCAGACGGCGAAGGTGACAGTGATGAAAGAGCACAAGTCAGACTAGACTGGCAAAATGAATATCGCAGTGGCCTAACCATTAGATCATTTGATCGTACAGATAGCATGTCGACAGTTAGCCATGATTGGAACTTTGCCGGAGATGGTGATCTCTACATTCCACCGGGCAAGACCATCCGTGACTCCATGACTGGCGATGACCTTTTAGGTGGTGCTACAGGTGATGCTAATGTTTGGGTACAGACATTTGAGTCAGCAACTCCTCTACTAGATACACCACTGATAGCACTGAGTGTAGAATATGACAGTGTTGGCAACGTGATTGCTCTTTTCTATAACGTGGAAGACAGTGGCGGGACATTTTATTCAGTGGGCAAGTACACCACATCTGGCACACGAATTTGGACCACAAGATTTGCAACAGGCTACAACACAGACGGATGGGGGTTGGCCGTAGATCCAACTAATGGATTCATCTATGTAGCGGGAAAAACAAATACCGATGGCGGACAGGAAAAGTCCACTTTAACTAAAATTGCCAGTGGCGGCGGCGCAGTTGAATGGAGCAAGACCTATGCGTTTGGCGTGAGCATTAATAGTAACAGCCAGGTAGTTGATGTAGCATCGGACGGAAATCCCGTCATGGTTGGTTTCGCTGTCGCTGGCGCTGACACTGGCTATGTGACAACCACTAAAGTCGATGCTGAAGATGGTTCAATCATTTGGTCAAAAAAACTAGACGGACAGGCTGACGAACAAGCCTACGGCATGGCAGTTGGACCCGCAGGCGAAGTAGTGGCCGTGGGTTACATGGATCAACTGGGTCTTGGCAGTACCAATGCTGTAGCCACAGTAGTCACAGTACCCAGCAGTAATGTCAACTGGACTACTCAATATGGAGGCGGCGACGGTACTAACGAGACTTATCAAGACATAATATTTGACATAATTGTAACTGACGGTGTGCCCGCAATTACTATTAAAACTGACCCGGTAGGTAACAGAACTATCGGTGATACAATTATGACTCTGCCAGGTGATTCGTTTGGCGGAGTTAATGGCGTTGACGACATGGTTGTTAACGTGGCCAGTGTATCCTCTGCGGCAGGCAGTGAAGACAACCACATGTTAGTGGTCAAGTACAACAGCGCAGGAGAAATACAGTGGCAAAAGGCCATATTGTTTGACGAGGGATATGACAGTACTGGAGCAGATGCTGACATTGACAGTGAGGGTAACGTCTATGTCTGCGGACAATACGAAGTCGACGGTCCTGGTCCTGGTGCAGCCGGTATTTGTATGAATCTAGTTAAATTCAACAGTGCGGGTGTCAAACAGTGGAGTCGTCGTGTAGAGGGTGACTGTGGATCAATTGCTACCAGCATAGTAGTTGGTCCTGATGATAAACTTTATCTGTCTGGTTCACTGTTCACTACAACTGTGCCCAATCCAGGGCCCGGCGATCCTATTGACGTTTCCTGTGTAGTGGCCAAATATAATCTAGATGGTACAGTAGTATGGCAACGACTATTAGATAATATAGATACGCTTTCAGTCAGTGGTTCCGACTTCTTGTCTAGTCAAGGCGGCGGAAGCAACCTAGCGGTCAAACAAGATTATGTAGCACTTGCCGGTGGCCTTGGGACAGATCCAGGTGACTTCCGTGCTCTAATAGCACAGTTGCCTGCCGCAGGCGACCTGTTCGCAGTGGGCGCATGGGATTTCAAAGCCTCAAGTCTTACTGGTATATTAGACACAGGAGCCAGCGACATCACAGTGGTCAACGCAGGCAAGACTGACACTGACAATATTTCAAACATAACCGTGGCCACTGTTACACCAACCGTTGACAGCAGTGATTTCCTAATAGGCACACTGTATTCAGCACCCGGTAGCAACAACAGTTTGGTTAACAACGGCAATCAACTGGTATTAGAATCAACTGGTACAGTGACATTACCAGCGGGTGGCACTATCTCAGAAGGGTATGTTACCAGCAATCCAACTATTCAACTAACACCAGCAAGCCCTTCAGTGGCCAGCCAGAAGTTGGTGATCAAAGGCGGCGGCTCTTACATTTATACTGACAACGGCATAGAGATAAATTATTACGTCAATACTGCTCAAGTCGGTGATACTCTCACTTTCTATGTTTATTCAGATACGTATGCTGATCAAACACTATACTGGTGGATCTATCCAACCGATGCTGGCATAGGTGATTCAAATTCTGGTACGGTGGCATTAACTGGCACCGGTGGCGAATTTACTATTCTCATCGACAGTGACGCCTATGAATTTACTGTGCGTGTATCACCTGAATCTGATAACTACGACCCTGCGAACGTAGGTGTTGAATCAGGCTTGATCAATGCCAGCGCACCCACTTTTGATGCTGACCATCACCTACACTTGACCACAGGTGATTTGACCGAGACCAGTATCTTCTTGGGCACAGACGATCACAATGTGCGTACTACGGTTGACGGTAGCATACAAATAACCACATCCGATACTGTGACTAACGTTTGGGAGTTTGACACAGCTGGTGCGTTAACAGTACCTGGAGATTTACAAACTGTAACATCATTAGATGTTATAACTAATCACATACCTTATTATAGCTATCAGTTTAGCAGTAGTCAAGTTATTACAATCGCAGACAGTGCGAATTTAAGATTAGGTAACTCTACATCGTTTACTATTGAGGCTTGGCTATATGAGACTGAATACTATCCAACTAAAAATGCCGTCATCGTACAGAAAGGCGGAACAAAGAATGTCGACTATGCTTCTTATCAGTTGATTTTAAACAATGAAACCGTAACATTCGACACTGGTATGGGCAGCGGTGGCGGCCCAAATATTGGCGGAAAGACAGTAAACAGTTCTACTCCGCTACCATTAAATCAGTGGGTTCACATTGCTGTGGTATGGAACGGCACAACTATAACCATGTATCAAAATGGTGTTAGTGTAGGAACTACTGCGGCAGATCCATTAGACATGGGCGACAACGCTGGAGCAGTTACTATTGGAAATATACCAGGAGGGGCTGAGCCAGGCGATAACTTTGTTGGCAAGATTAGCAATCTACGTATTGTAAAGAACACAGCAGTCTACACCGGAGCATTTACTCCAAGCACAACACCATTGACTGCCATTGCCAATACAAGTTTGTTAACCTGTAATGCCGCAACACTCACTCCAGGCACAGGTACTATTACAGTGGTAAATGAAAGTCCGTTTGGAGTATACGGAGACAAGACTTGGACATTTGGCACAGATGGTAAATTAACTGCTCCAGGAAATCTCCAAGTTAACGGCGGCAAAATAATTCTAAACACTGGTGGTAATGCTTATGTTGAGTCAGTTGATTACGGAGTCAACAGTGCCAACAGTGCATTAAATATCTTTGGCGGCCCCTACCAAAAAATTAAACTACGTGCTGGCTTTGGTACTGAGGCAACTTGGACTTTGGGCACTAACGGAATAATGACGTTTCCTCAAGGCACGGGGCTGTATGAATTGATTACAGGGCCAACTAATACGTTTGGTATTTTTGCCAACGCAGTAGTAGGCAGAAGTGTGACTGTTAGAACATCTCCCCTTTCAGGAATTAACAAAGATTGGGTGTTTGGTGCAGATGGTAACTTAACATTCCCAGACGCCACAGTACAAAGCACAGCGTATATTCCAGGTAGTGCTCTATCTACAGTGGCCAAGACTGGCGTGATATTGCCAACAACCAATGGCCCTGTGGAAACATTAAATCACGATTCTGTGCTAACTGGACTGACTAATGGTACATATGGACCGTTTACATTAGATGTAGTGACATTCAGTGTTGTGGTATCTGGCGGAGTTATTAATTCAACCACTAGCCTTAGTTCTAGCGGTGATGTAACGGTTGACGATGCGATAGGCCAAATGCCTGACACCTTTGTTGGTGGTCCCGGTGGAACTACTATTACTTGGACGATTGGCAGTGTAGTACAGGAAACGCCAACAGCCATAGACCTAACTAAAACTATTAACAAACTAACAGACGGTGTTTACACACTGGCCAACGGTACGGAAGGACAGATCATGTATCTAGTGGCGCAAAATGGTGTTGTTCCGACTGACGTAAGTGTATTAGTTGCCAATAGTCGTAATATAGGCGTTGGCACATTGTTGCCATTCAGCGTATACGACAATTCTGATGATAGTTATTATGGTAGTATTGGTGGCTTCTGTACTTTAATCTTTACAGACGGTGCTTGGCAACAGACGGGCGGAGCGTGGGGTATAATAACTTAACCTATTGCCCAGCAACGGCAAACTAGCTAAATACTTAAAAGAGAGCGAAAACCATGGCAAACGGCTTTATAATACCAGACAATTTAAAACTAAAATTAGGCAAGTACCCTAACGACGGTACAGGTGATGATTTACTTACTGCGTTTACTAAAGTTAACGGCACATTTGATTTAATCAATGCTACGTTTGCTACCGGAGTAGGTGGCGAAAATCTTGGTAGCGGTACTGCAATATTTGCTAGTTATACTGATAATAAATTAAAATTTAAAACATTAACAGGAAGCTCGGGAATTTCACTAACTGCCAACGCTACTACTATTAATATAGCATCAGTAGTAGAGGTAGCAACTGATACTAGTCCTACACTGGGTGGTAGTTTGAGCCTAAATGGCTATAATGTCATTGGAGCAGGTAGCCCAGGCGCAAGTGGTGACGTCAGAGCAACGGTATGGGGCTTTGATGTTAGAACGCTTAACAATCAAATTCAAACCGCATTGAACGCAAACTTTGGTGATTTTGGAACATTTACTGCTCCGACTACAAGTACTTTTGATTTAGGAACCTTTTAAGGTAGGAGAAGAATATGGCATTACAATTAAGAAGAGGGATAAACTCTCAAAGAGCAACAACTCCATTAGCACCGGGAGAACTAGTCTATGTAACTGATAATTTATCAGCGCAGGTTAGCCCGTTATATATCGGTGATGGATCTACTACCGGTGGCGTTCCTGTTGTTAGAGTAGTTAGTGTTAACGGTGAATCTGGCGCAATAGTACTAGATACTAACGACATTGCAGAAGGCGTAACTAACAAATATTATCTTGCTGAACGAGCGCAAGACGATGTTGCGGCGGCACTGGTTGCGGGTGTTCACACTGGAATTACCTTTACCTACAATACCACTCCGCAAGATAGTGGAAACAGAATTGACGCAGTAGTATCAGCCAGTGGTACTATTAACAGCGGAACCGGTGGCGGTCTTGCGTATTACTCAGCTACCGGTACAGCAGTGTCTGGTACTCAAAGTTTAACATGGAATGAGACTACAAATCTTTTAAACATTGAAAACGGTGCTTTTGAAATGACTGCCGGCACTAGTCCTAGAGCGTTAATAGCTCTTAACACTAGTGTAAACACATCAACTGCTAATTCTATAGCTTTTAATAAATCTCGAGGAACATACACCTCACCAACAACTATTGTCAGTCAAGACAATCTTGGCAGTGTTATTTTTCAAGGGTACGACGGCGATCAATATATACTTGCTTCTCAAATTACATCCAACGCATTTAAAACTGTGTCAAATAATGTAGTTCCATCAAGTATTAATATTTTTACCACAGGCACCGATGGAATACTGCGTAATAATCTAAGAGTATTAGATACTGGTATGACTGTTATTGGCCCGTATATTTCAGCAACAGACACCGGTACTGGTCAGCTATTAATTACATCGACTGTTAATCCACAAACAAGTTTCTTTGGTAACTCAGTAGTTGGTATAAATTCATTCTTTAGCGGACAAGACGGACAGAACTTTAGCGTTCAAAGAGGCCGTGGTACATATGCTGTACCGACCACAGTTCAGAACGGTGACGATCTTTTTGATTTTTCGTTTAGCGGATATGACGGTACAACTTCTGTAGGTAGTGTATTAATGACAGCTAGCGTTGACGGCGCAGTTTCTACTAATATTGTGCCAGGTGCGTTGACTGTTAGTGTTAGAAATTCCAGCGGTACACTAACTTCTGTGGTAAAAATCAACAACAGTACAACAACCACTAACGGGGTACTTGCGGTAACAGGAACAGTAAACGCTAGTGTAGCAATAAAAACTGGTGTGTTTGCTGATAACACCGCGCGAGACACTGCTATTCCTAGTCCATCCATTGGCATGATTATATTCAATACTACTACTGGTAAATTTGAAGGTAACACTGACGGAACTACAGGTGGTTGGGTAGCATTAAACTAATTTAGGATTATTCATGGCACTAGTAGTATGGACCGCACTATCAGGATACTCCTTTGGAACATTCCAAGAAAGGTCTACTCAAGAACTTAATTTACCTGTTGATCTATCAGCAGGTGTTTCTAATTTTAGAGTCATATCGGGAAAACTTCCCGGCGGTCTTAGAATTTCAGGATTAAAAATTGTAGGAACTCCATACGAAGTTTCTAGAGACACTACCTACGAATTTTGTATTAGAGCAGAAAAAAACGGGCAAATATCAGATAGAACATTTTTTATAACTATCCAAGGGCCCGATGCTCCCGAATTTATTACACCATCTGGCTCGTTAGCCATCAACACTAATCAGCTTCAATATTTTGTATTGGACTCAAGTTACGTAGATTTTCAAATTGAGGCATTTGACCGAGACACTGCGGCTGGGCAAAGATTAAGTTTCTTTATTGCCGATAATGACGGACAACTACCTCCAGGATTATCATTATCACCCGACGGTAAAATCACAGGGTTGGTGGAACCTGCAGTATCAATTAAGCCCGAAGACGGAGCAGGCACGTATGATGACGGGTACTACGATTCTGTTGCGTTTGATTTTGGATCACGTCCGACAAATGGTTACGACAGTTATATTTACGATACTGTATTTTTTGATTACAGTGTACCTGCAGTAAGACCAAAAAAACTTAATAGAAATTACGAATTTGTAGTTAGTATCACTGACGGTGATGTTACTCCAGAAACTATTATTACCTATACTACTAATCCAACTACTGGCACTACTATGCCGCGTACAGAGTATAGATCAAAAAGAAAATTTGCAATTTTTGTAGTAGGGGATGATTATTTTAGATCAGACAACGTTTCGTTGTTAGACGGTACAAGTTTATTCACAGCAGATGCTACTTACTTACGTGCGCCAATATGGCTCACTAAACGCAATCTTGGGTTGTACAGAGCAAATAATTATATAACATTAATATTAGATACCTACGACACAGATCAAGTTATCTATTCATTAGAAGAAATAAACAGTGATATTTCAGCAGTTACTTTAGGTAAAATTTACACTGATAATAAAACTGATGGTTACAGTATCACTATAACAAATACGCAAATTGCTCCAGTAATTGGACAATGGTTAACGTTTGGCGGATTGTTCACCATCACTGATCCGTTAACTGAAGAAGTTATAGCGGCACCTGACTACCGAAAATATCAAATATCACATGTAGCGTCATTAGGCAATAACGAATATCGACTTACTGTTGTACAACCGTTACAACTATCATTACCAAGCGGCATTACATTCTTTATCGGTGATTTAAGTCAACTGCCTCCTGGTTTAAACTTTGATATCATTACTGGTGAAATTTATGGTATTTCACCTTACCAGCCAGCAATTACTAAAGATTACAAATTTACTATAACCGCAACTAGATTTTCTGATAAAGGTGAATACGCACGATCACCGAGAGTATTTACGGTCAGTATAATCGGTGAAGTAGAAAGTGTAATAACTTGGATCACTCCTCTTGATTTAGGTTCAATCAATGCTAACTTTGTGTCTACTTTAAAAGTACAAGCCGCTACTAGTATATCAGGCGCAACAGTATTATATTCAAAAATTAGTGGCAGTCTGCCACCTGGCCTAGGTCTAACACAAGATGGAGAAATTATTGGCAAGGCCAATCAATTCTATAAACCTGGCAATCCAGGACTTACTAGATTCTTTGACCAACCGCCACAAGTTTCTACAAAGACGTTTACGTCATTTGACAATGGCGAAACTACTATAGATCGTAAATTTGTATTTACAGTCGAAGCAAAAGATCAATTTGGGTATAGCGCAACTACTAGAACGTTTTCAATTACTGTAGACACTCCAAATCGAGCAGTATACGGCAACTTAAGAACTAAACCGTTCTTAAAATTAGATCAACGGGCAAGATGGAAGGGGTTTATTAATAGTGCTAGTGTGTTTACTCCAGAAAGTATTTACAGACCAAACGACGAAAACTTTGGAATTCAGCAAGAATTATCAATGTTGATATTTGCCGGGATTGAAACTACAGAGGCTGCAGCCTATGTGTCAGCCATGGGGCTAAATCATAAACGCAAGAGATTCCAATT